CCTGTATATGACCCACTATATTTTGATGAGTTGGCTTATACGGTTAATAACTATATGCGAGGAGACGCGCTAGTAGACCAGATTCTTGCTGGTCGTACTCGTGATGAGATTATCAGCACCTGGGGTACAAAGCGCCCTGGAGCATCTTATGCAAATGATTTTGGTCGTGATAAATCTGAAATCATAGATATTATTGATGACCAGATTGCATATGTTAATCGTTACCTACCAACCATAGAAGCAAAGGCTGCAGCAGCAGCGGGCGAAGTTCGCGGTAACCAACTTGCTCAAATTCTTGGTGACAAATTAGAACGTTTAACACCGATTAATCCTCTTGATAATAAGTATGCAACACCAGTTGAACAGTCTAAAAATCTCCTAGAGGCTTTTGATAGAGCATCAAGTTGGGCTTGGACTAAACTAGGTGCACCTGAAAATGCTATTCGCTGGGCTTGGGGTAGCGTAGAGTTACGCAATCGCACGATTCAAAAACTAGAAATGCTTGCATCACAAGGTGCGGATATTACAACGGGCACGGTAAACAGCGTTCGTCAGGCTGCAGCCATTGAAATGGTTAAAGAAGCAGAGAAGACTTTCTACTCAATTCGTCGTCAGAACAGAGCGCTTTATATGGCACGTACTGTTCTATCATTCCCTGCAGCATCAGCAAGCGGTCTATATCGCTATAGTCGATTTGCTGCTAAAGCACCACAACGTATGGCTGGGTTCTTAAATTCATACTATGGAATCTATAACTCCTTTGGAGTTGACAAGTATGGCAACCCAGTAGATAACGTTCTTGATGCTGAATACCTACTAGTTCCTGGTACAAAAGAACTTGGGTTAAAGCAAGGCAATGGTATCTTGGTTGGAACTCGAGCAATTAACTTTATTGCTAACTTTGCTGGACCTGCATACACAATCCCATTGGCATTAGGTCAAATCCTAAAGATGGCACCAGGCAATGATGCAATTCTAAAGAAAACAATCGATGAGACCTTAGGTAAAATTCCAGGTTATTCGTATGAAGAATTGTTCCCGTATGGAATCGAGACCGATTTAGGCAAGCAAGCACTACAAACCTTTACCCCAGCCTATGCACGCAACTTCTTAGTATGGCTCAATGGTGATGATTCAAAGAAGGAATGGGTTGACTCCTATACTTCCGAATGGAACTACCAAATGGCTCTGTATGAAATGGGTATTGGCAAGGCTCCAACTGAAGAACTAGTTAAGAAAAACGCTCGCAAGAAGTTCTTTGAAAAGGCTCTTTGGCAGTTTGCCTCACCACTTGGTACGCCAGCAGTTGTAGATATGCGTCCAGATAGCATCTTCCGCACATACTTTACAGCAGCAACCAACAAGTACATTGCTCAAGGTATGAGCGAACGCGATGCTAAGGCAGCCGCCGAACGCGACCTTAATGAACGAGCAGCAGTGCTTGGCGCAACCAATCCATTCCCAATGGAGCGCCTATCATTTGGTGCAAAGCGTAGACCTAAGGCTGCATATGTAGTTCCTACAGTTGAAGGTTACAATAGAGTTTGGGAAGAGAATGTTGGTCTAGTCAAAAAACTAGGCTCACTAGATAAGAACCTTATCGGTCTTATTACTGCTGACCTACCTCGTGATTCTGACCCTAACATTAGTCGAATCCTTAATAAGCCTGGAGTTACTCTTCCAGATGGAACAACCCTTAACTTACCACTTAAGTCAATAGCCGATGTTGAGAAGGATATTGAAGTGGGTCGCGTATGGAAGGCTTACTCAGCATACAAAGACCAACTAAATAAACTTGCTAAAGAAAAAGGTTATGCAAGTTACGCTTCAGTTGAAGAACTTCGTCTGGCTCTTAAGCAATACGCTACTGACTTAACTGCATATAGCCCAGCCTGGGGTAATGAATACAAGAGGAACTCATCAGAGAATACTTCTTACAAGTACGCCTGGGGCTTAACTCAGATTGTAAAGAATGAAAAGTTTATGGCTAAGCACGGCAATACACAGTTCTGGACCCACGTGGATGCAATCCTCAAGTACCGCGATGACTATGCGAAACTTATGAAGGATGCTCCAGATGGATACAAGAGCGCAGTAAGAAATGCTTGGACTGATTATGTTGAATCTGTTATCGACTTGGTTGACCCTAAGTTGGCAGACATACTTGACAGATATTTCTTGAATGACCAACTTACGGAGGTAAACGTTGACTAGGTATAGAAAATCGGTATTGCCAACGCCACCGACCACTATCAATTTCCCTGCCAAAGGTACTGGCAAGACTATCAACTACATCTGGATGCCAGACAAGAATGGCAACTTGGTCAAGAAAGATTCGGCTTTTGTCAAGAGGAGTTTCTCTAAGTTATCTGAGAGAGCACAGACTGCTCTAGCCCAGTACATCATTACGGTTCAGAACCGTCAACCTACCGACGCTGCTCGTAAAACTCTTTTCAACAGCATTGTTGATGGAGCAGTAGCAGCATACAAAGAGGGCAAGAAGCAGACCCCCTGGAATGTACTAGAGACACAACTTCAAAATGCCCCTAGACAAACCAATGCAACTTACACCTATACCAACTATGACAAGGTTACCTCTGATGCAATTCTCAGTGGAGTAGCACAGGAACTTGGCTTTACTCAAGGAGCCTTCGCACAGTTTGGCGAGAAAGATTTAAGCGATTTCTATAACAAACTTACTGCAGCCGCTAAGGCTGGAGGTAAGGTAAAAGAAACTATCGTAAAGCCAGATGGCACAACTGAGATAGTTGAAAGCCCAGGGCTATTCAATGCTAAGCAATTTGCTGAAAACTACCTATGGGCTAAGGCAAACATTGGTGATACTAAGACTCTACCTACCAGCGTAATCGATAAGATTGGTAGTATTAAGACAGTACTTAGGGCTAATGGTCTTGGTTATCTTTCTGATAAAGAAGTTGCTAACTACGCCTTGCAACTAGCAAAGGGCGAGACTACTTTAGAAAGACTTCAATCACAGTTCAACGCTAAGGCTGCAGACCTTTACCCACAATTTGCAGAACGTCTTAAGGCTAATCCTGGTCTGACTGTATTAGATTTAGCACAGCCTTACATTAGCCGTATGGCTAAGTGGTGGGATGTTGACCCAAATACTATTGACCTAGATAACCCTGACCTAGACAAATTGCTTCGTCCAGATGGAACTGCAGGAAAGGTTCCTATGAAGAGTCTTGCTGAAGCAGATGAGTATTTCAAGTTCCATCCTAATTCCGAAGGAGCAGGGTGGGCAATTCAAGGTGCAAGAGACCTTGCTACTGGCTTGGCAAGTGCTATGGGATTCGGAGTATAAATGGCTAAGAAGTACACCCTGTCACAATGGACAAGAATGCAATCCAGTCTTCCACCCGAAGACAGAGTTCCATACAGTCAGTCTCCTGAGAAAACTCCTGCAACACCTACAACACCGACTGCACAGCCAAAGACAGATGCTCAGAAAAGTGCTCAGGAAGCAATCAGTATGGGTGACACTGTATTTGCTGATGAGAAGTCAAGACTTCGTGCACAACGTGATGCAGCAGCACTTGCATCTACTCCTCCATTAGCATCTGACCCTTATTACATTCGTGACCCTAAGACTGGTCTAAGCCCTGCACAGGTAGATGCACAGAAGGCTCTACAAGAGGCACAGGCTGCAAGAGAAGAACTTGGTCTAGGCGGATTTATCTCAACCACACCTGGCTCTGCTGGCAAGATTGAAACACCACCAGCGACAGGACTTAAGCCAGGATATGAATGGTACAAACTAAGTTTACCTGGCGGTGGATTTGAATGGAGACAACGTCCTACCTCTGGAGCATTTACTGGCGGAACTGGCTTTACTGGCGGTACAGGATTTACTGGAAGCACTGGCGTACCCACATCAAGTGGTCCTACGCTAGCCAGAGATGTATTCAAGGCTACTATGGCTTTGTACTTCGGTGAGGCTGAGGCTGCTAAAGGCTGGATGGATGAACTCTACAATGTAGTTTCTAAGTATTACAGAAGCGGTTCTGATATTCAAGAATCATTTAATATGGCTCTTCTTGACGCTCGTAAGAATCCTAACCTTGCAGCATTCACAAACCGATTCAAGGGTATCTACGCACTTCAAGACTTAAGACAGGCTGGCAAGCCAGTTAAGGTACCTACAATCGCTGAGTATGTAGCATCTCAAGCAGGTATGGCTGACTTGTTGAATCAAGCAAATCTTGGTGACCTTGCTAATGAAGAGTTTACTGGCGAACTTATTGGTATGGGTAACTCTGTTACCACGATAGCCGAGAAGATTGCTAAGGCTTATCAGCGTATCGATATGGCTCCTAAGGCTATCAAAGATACATTAGGAAGATTCTTCCCAACTGTAGATAGAACAAAACTTGCTAGAACAATCCTCCTAGGTAAAAAGGGAGTCGATGAACTTGTCGATGAACTTGGCAAGTTAGAAGTTCTAGCCGCTGCAGAGCAGCAAGGCTTAGGTGCAATTACCAAGGCAGGCGGATTAACCGAAGAGAGAGCGCAAGAATACGCTCGTATGGGTGGAACATTCCAGTCTCTATTGCCTAAGTTTGGTCAGATTGCTAGAGCACTACCTACAACATCTAAACTTGCTGGTATCTCAAGAACAGAAGATATCGGTCAAGTAGGTCTAGAAAAGGCTGTCATTACTCAGTCTGCAAAAGAATTACAACAACTAGAACAACTAACAGCCGAAGAAGAAGCCCGCTTTGCTGCTAAGCAAGGACGAGCAGAACTCGGAATGGCATCACAGCGCAGAGCAAATCGCGCTTTCTAAAAGAGAATCCTGAGCGGACCGACCAGCCCCGCCAGCGTAACAGACTGGTAGCAAGAGCCAACCCACAGTCCCCGCGTGGTCATTGAGGCTTGCGACTAACAACGAATAGAAGGGTGGACAGTTGCTATGAGCAACAACTACTGGGAAGACGAAGACGACGAACTAGATACCAACGATGGTCTAGATGGCAATGACTTAGTTAAGAAACTACGTAAAGCCAAAAGAGCAGACGAGAAGCGTATCAAGGAACTTTCAGAACAACTTGAAGGATTCCTCAAAGAAAAGAAAGAGTCGACTGTACGTCAAGTCCTAGAAAAGAAGGGCGTAAACGCAAAGGCTGCACGTCTGATTATGAAAGACTTGGAAGACATTAACGAAGAGGCAGTAAATTCCTGGCTCGATGATAATGCTGACCTATTCGGAATCAAGACTGCAGATGCCCCCGAAATAGATAAGAACAATCTTGCTGCACTACGCAATCAAGACATTCTTACCCAGGGAGCGGTTACTCCCGATAAAGCGCAAGACTTTGAATCACGTCTAAACAACGCATCCTCTGCCGAGGAGATTCTTAGCATATTGCGTTCACAAGAATAATCAACCGTTCATAGTCACTTGGAGGTGACGCAACACAATGTCCAACGCATACACAGATACAGGTGCCTCCTCTCTCGGAGGTTCCGTAGGTGGTGCTGGTCTCGTACAGAAGGCATATGACCGTCTTCTAGAGTTTGCGCTCCGTTCTGAACCACTCATTCGTTCAGTCGCAGATAAGCGCCCAGCCCGCCAAGCATTCCCAGGCTCAACCGTAGTTCTACAGAAGTACGTTGACCTTGCACAAGCAACAACCGCTCTGACTGAAACAACAGACCCAGATGCAGTTGCTCTTTCAACACCAACTTCCGTAACCATTACTCTTTCTGAGTACGGTAACGCAGTTCTCGTAACCCGCGCTCTCGAGTTGTTCTCACTCGCAGACGTTGACCCAGCGATTGCAAACATCATTGCTTACAACCTCGCTGACTCAATCGACTCTGTCGCAATGACAACTCTTCGCTCTGGTTCAAACAACATTTTCGCAGGCAACGCAACCGCTGTTGCTAACGTAGATGCTGCTGACACAATCGATTCTGCAGACATCCGCAAGGCTGTTGCTAAATTGCGTAGCAATAAGGCAAAGGCTCGTCGCGGTTCTCTATACTGGACAGGTATCCACCCAGACGTTTCACACGACCTTCGTGCAGAAACTGGAAATATGGGCTGGAACTTCATCCACGCACAATCAAACCCAGCAGTAGATAACATCTGGGCTGGCGAAATTGGAGACTTCGAGGGTGCATTCTTTGTTGAATCACCACGTCTATACAATGCTAAGACTGGTGCAGACCAGACCGCTCTTGCTACAACCGCTGTAACCGTTGCAGGTACCTCAGCAGGCTTCACCTTCGGTGTTGCTTCAACTGCTGTTATCGCAACTCGCGCAGAAGTTGGCGACAAGATTGCTGGAACTGGTATCGCTTCAGGTGCAAAGATTAC